TAACTTCTTATTAGTACCACCTGCGCCATCATCGATTAGGAATAGATCATCTGACGTTAGAGCAGTAGCAGCAGTAGCTCCATCAATATCAATTGCTGAAGCAGGAACTGTACCAGCAGATAGACCTGAACCAGAACCACTGAACGAAGATGCTGTAACGATGCCTGAAGCATTTACTGTAACTGCTGAAAGTTGTCCAACAGTAGAAACACCTGCAGTTTGATTTAATGCACCATTAAAACTAGTAGCAGTTACAACTCCAGTTACTCTTAAACCACCAGCAAGTCTTAGGTTGTTTAGTGAGAATACATCGCCAAGTTCTTTGAATGAAACAACTTCTAGTTCATCACCAGCAGTTGCTCCAGATGCTAAGACTACATCAGCACCATTATTAGCAGTAAAGTCTGTACCACTAATTAAACGAATACCATTTAAATATACATCAACAAATCCATCTTCATAACCAGCAGTAAAGTTAAATGATGTCTGACCTTGAGTTGCAGTAAAGACTTCATTCGTTGTATAAGTTGAAGCAGCAACACCAGAAATCTTAATTGTTGCAATTTCATTTGCTACTGTATACTCTTCAAGACCTGTTCCAGTAAATTTGAATGCAGTAACTAGTCCAGTATGAGCAGAAGCAGAAGAAACACCAACAAGAGGAACTAATGATCCATCAGTATCGCGGAAATCAGAACCTCTAAATGAAGATGCTGTTGCAATACCTGTGGTTGTTGATGTAGTTGCCTTTAAGGTATTGATTGTAGCAATACCTGTTACAGTAATTGCAGGGAAGGTAGCACCGCCAGAACCACCTAGAACATAATCTGAAAGTTGCTGTGCTGTTAACTTCTTATTAGTACCACCAGCACCATCATCAATGATGAATAAGTCATCTGATGTCAATCCTGTTGCTGCAGTAGCACCATCAATATCTAAAGCAGATACTGGAACTGTTCCTGCAGTTAGTCCTGAACCAGAACCAGAGAATGAGGATGCGGTAATAATACCAGTAGCACTTACTGTTGTAGCAAGTGCTTGACCTAGCGTTGAAATTCCGCTAATTGATAGTGTTGATGATGTAAGATTTGGTGCCCAAGAAAGAGTTCCATCACTTGCAACCTTTAAATAACCATCGGTTACAATAGCACTTGGAAAAGTAATTGTATAATTTGCAGGAATACTTGCTGGTGCCTTCAGAGTAATAGTATTATCACCATTTTCTGTGCCCTCAACAAGATTTAGACCAGAACCTGCTGATGTTGTTTCTTTTGTCCAATAGCGGTGTGATCCAAAGAATTTATTTCCATTCGTGGTACTGTCAATACCAACATAAAGATCATACTTGTCCGTAGTAAATCCTGGTTCACCTGCTCTTAAACCAGGTAAGTTGCTAAACAGACCTCTTTTAAACTGAATAACTGGAGCAGTCATAGGAATTATGGGTAAATTATTTTTTTCGTTCCCAATTATTTAGAATTTTACCATTCCCCAGCATCTAGATCAATTTTATTATCCAATACATCATCCAAGTAATTTATGGTTGCTGTTGACATTCCTACAGGAGTAGGATCAGTTGTTGTTATTCCAACAGAAGCATCTAAAATATCATCTGGATTTATAAACTTATATTTTTGTAAAACCGCATCATATATCATTACATACTTGTTAGTCGATCCATCTAAATTTGACGTATCTACGTCTAAAATATCTGATAGATTTGCCACTCCTCCTCCTGCTGATGCAACAATTACTTCTATTTGTCCTGTACCAATATCGGAATCTGCTGCAATATCTAGTGATACAACTGAAGAAACTAAAGAACCATTTCCCTCAGTAGAAACAACTATGTCCGACATTTTAGGAAACGGTAGAATTTACAGTTATCTGTCCAGTAATTACTTTAGTTTTAGTACTACTTGCAGATGTGTTTGTAATAATTACATCATAATTATATCTACCAGAAGTAATAATTCCAGTTTGAGAATTTGTTAGTGATATTGTCAAATTTCCTAAAGTTGGATTTCCATTATATGTTGTTGCAAAACTAATAAATCCAGCAGAACCACTCCACTTCCTCATTTTTACCGAAAAATTATAAGGTGTCAAATCCAATGGAGATCCATCGGACTTTTTCAAATTAAAAGTCCTTGTAAAATCAGCTCCCTGTTCAATTACCAGGTTGACTACTGGAACTGCCATCTCCCACCTTTATACTATAATTATTTATTGAGAATTAGAGACTTTAGAACTTCGATTTCAGATCTCAGTTCTTTAAGTTCTGTTTCATAACGTAAACGAGTATTTCTTTCATTGATATATTTCTCGTAAGCAACCATATCTGTGTTTATGATTGCTTGTGTATGTAAGTCTCTTTCAAGATTTGAATGATCTTCTACTTTTGCTCGTTTTATCATGCCAATGCAATTGCTCTAAAGTTTCTAATTTTTGGTGATTGTGCTTGATTTGTTGATGAACTTTCAACTTTAATTTGATAAGCACTAAATTGTGGTAGATTATTTGCAGTCCAAGTATATTCAACAAATTGATTATCAAGACTTGCAGAAATATTTCTATCAGATCTTCCGCTATTATTTTTAATGTTAATTACTTGTTGGTTAGTATCAAGATTGTCATACCCAGGGAATAGTTCAAATACTTTATCAAGCTCTGCCCCATCAACTCTAAACAGTCTGTATAGAACTCTAATGTCTGCAGATACTGGTCTGTAAGCGTCTAGAATTACCTTCAATGATGTTGCAGGTGCTTCTAGACTAATCACTTTAGTTAGATATGATAGATCATGTGGATCTTCTACAAGAAGATTTGATCTTCTATCCGTAGCATAATTTGCAATTGGACTGTTTACTCTATGTGATTGTGTAGTAACGAAACTTTCAAATGCATTTATAGTCGGTGAGACATTCTCATTTGTTGTGCTTAGTTCAAGTTCAAAGGTAAATGATTTCGCACCAGGAAGAGCAAGTAATTTTGCTTCTTCATTTACTCTAGAAGCAATTATTCTAGGATCTTTAAATGCAGTTTCATTTGTTAGTGAAACTGGTTCATATCCTTTATCTTGGAATGAAATTTCGGTTCCATCTACACTTGTTCCAGATACAGTTCTTACCTGAGCATTAATATTGGTTCCGTTTGGTAAAGTATAATCTACATGTGGAACAATGCTTTCAAATTGAATATTTTGAGTTGCCTTAGCATTTGATCCACCACCAATTTTGCTTGAGTTGAATACAGAAGAACTTGAAATCTTGACGTGATAATGATCAAGAGTTACTTTATCTTGAATAGTATTAGATGCATCAATTAAATTATGGGTTTTATTAATTTTTCTTAATGAAACACCAGCAAATTCATATTTTTGAATAGGAGTATTTTGCGAATATGTTCTTGGAGTTGTGCCATCAATTCCTCTGGTTGTAATACCTGTTAAGATATTATTACCAACACCTGTATATGCAATAATTTCATCACCAATCAATGCAAAGCCAGGATTTGAAGCAGAAACTTGAGAACCTTCAAATATATTGAAGTTAGTACTACTTGCTACACTAATATTATCAATAGAACTTACTGCATATCCAACTTGAATTGCAGTTGGAACAGTATCACCACTTATACCAGTGATTGTCACAATATTGTTATCAGCGTGCATTCCATGGTTCTTATGATTTACTTTGAAGTAAGTACCATCATATTGATCGGTATTGATCGTTACTGTAGAAGGAACAATCGAGAATAGAGTTGATCCTACACCTACACCAGCGCCTGCAGTTGGGACGTATTGAATTTGATCTGAAGTATTGAATTCTTGTCCAGTCACATTAGTTAGAACAAGAGTATTTGTTGAGGTAACAACACCAACTGTAAAGGTTAGATTTTGACCTAGTGTATTGCTTCCAAGTGTGGCAGTTAAAGTATCGCCAACTGCATATCCACGACCACTAGAAGTTACGCATACATTAGCAACTGCTCCTCCACTAACGGTAACAATACCAGCTGCACCAGTTCCAGAACCAGTTAAGGTTGTGAAGTTTACAGATTGGAATGTTCCGTTAGAATAACCAACTCCAACATTAGTTACACTTAAACCAGTGTTTGCTAAACCAACAGCACCACGTAGACTTTCTACAAATCCACTAGAAGTTGTATTGTCTTGCTTAATTTGAGAACCAACAACAGCAAATGGTGATGTGATGGCAGAAGATAGTCCAAGAGTTACCTTCTTAGCAAAAACTTCAATTGGATTTGTTTGTAGATTATTTCTAGAATTATAAGTTCTTAATTCTGGATTGTAGAACTTAAATGTTCCTTTTTCTTTGGTAAACTTTGCTTTTCTTGCAACATATTTTAGATCTTCAAGTTGTGATGGTTCCCAAGTAGAAGCATTCTGAGATTTAAATAAAGAACCTAATGATGGTTGTTTATTGATAATGATTTTTTGAATTTCAGGTAGATTTGCCGTAGAAATATCTTCTTCACCTACACGAGAAACCCAAACATTATATGCATCAGTATCTGCAAGAATTACAAATGCATATTCGCCTTTTGGCAAGTATACTGGAGCATCAAAAGCAAATGTTGTTGCTAATGATGCTGTAGATGATGTTACAATTTCTGATGGAAATTTTATAACGTTTGATCCTTCAACAATATTTCCCGTAGGAAGTCCATTTTCAATGGTAACAATTCTAAGTTCTACAGGAATTGTCGAACTCTTCGTAGCAAAATATAAATCAACTGAAGTATAGAAAACACCAGGATCTTCTTCTACAAAGAATGATTGTGCTAGTGGATCCGAAGGTTGTGGTGGAGGTGGTGGTGGACGACGAACAATTGTTGTTTCTGTTTCTAAAGTTCCTTCTGAGAAGAAGTTTGCATCAGCTCCACTTACAGTAATGCCTGGAATATTTGATGGTGTTTTTTCTGCAGAAACTTCAACAGTATTTGTTCCATTACTAAATTTTGGATCTGTGTTTGGAATATTAATACTACCAATTAGGGTGCCATTTGCATCACTAATTAAACGAACTTCTTTTACAATTGCTTCTGCATTACTTGTTTCACCAACAAGTTTCATACCCTGAGCAACATATCCAAAAAATCTTTCATCTGACTTTTGATTTAGTGATGAAGTATCAATATTAAGCACTTCTGTAGTATCACTATAGAAAGAACTTAATCCAACATTTGAATATGGATTACTTGTATAAACTGCTGTTGGTTCATTATATGGACCATCTTTATGATTTGCTTGTGCAAGTCTAAATCTAACTTCTGGATTTGCAGTAGTATTTTGATTTGATAAAATTCTTCCAACTACAGTTTCTCCAACCTGGAAAGATCCTTGAACTGGAGTTACTTCTAATAGTTTAGGAACAGTCAATGTCCTATTATCAGACATATCTGTTCTTGAGAAAAAACTAAAGAACTTAGTTGATGGTTTTAATCTTGAAGCCTTGAATTCAATATTTTGTGCTCTAAGATTTGGAATTGCAGTTGAAGTCGTAATGACTTCTGTTGTTCCAAAACCACCATCAATTGTTTTATATTCTCTTTCAATCCAGATATCTTTAGATGGACTTAGGCTCATGTTACCACGCCAGGTAACAACATCAAATGGGTTGATATTTACCGCTCTACTTGCAAATGGTTGTTTAAAATCTTCTACTTCAGAATAATTTAAAGTTACAAGATTTTTTGATTTTTTGATATTTGCCGATCCAAGATCATCTGCATATCTTATATCAATACTTAAATCTGGAGACCCATTTGTTCCAATAAGTGCTTCAGATCCAATCAATAGGTCAATACTGTCATAGTAAGATCTTGATACCATTTCATTGTTTTTAATGTCATAATTTAATGTTGGTAGCGTCTTATCTGCAACATCAAATGTACTAAAGTTATCAACAGCAAATCCAGACTTAAATTTATCAAGTCCAGTATCAGGATCTTGGATAACTAAACTAGATGTTTTTGCTTCAAGTAAAGATAGACTTGTGTAGTATTCTAGTCCAGCAATTCTATCTTCAAGTTTTCCAATATCAAGCATTGTATAACGCTTATTGGATTTGAATTCAATAGTTACATTAGTATCTACATTATAAACATATGGTTGATAAGTAATTGTAGCTAATTCAAATGAACCATCAACTGCTTCTGGTAGAACAGGACGTTCTGAAGAAACTCCTTTTGCAACAGTAAATGTACTATCTTGATTTAAGAATAATCTATCAATTCTTCCCGTGTAGAAATTATAATCTAGAACAATATTTTCATCAGAAACAATAACATTAGGAACAGTTTGACCAGATCCACCAAAGTTTCTCGATGAAAACTCAAATGGTGATAGTGTTCCACTATAATTTGCTACTCGTGGTCTAAAATCAATAACGTCAGTATTTCTAATATTGTTAAAACTTGGAACATTTTCATTATAATCTGGGTAACTATTTGTTGTAATAATTTCACCATTATCACTGGAATTGATTGTAAAGTGATCGAAGTAAACCTTTAATTGTCTTGATGGTTCTTGTGATCCAGTCTTTCTAATCAATCTACCAAAATCATAGTATTCAAGTCTTTGACCTGTATCAAAACTAAAATTATCTAAGATGTTTGGATCACCTAGATTAATTTGGGAAATATTTCCAGTTACTCCACTTTCTTGAAAAACAACCTGTTCAGTCTCGGTAAAACTTTGATTGTTTTTCGTTACGTAATAAATTTCATTGGTTCCTGTTTTTCCAAGAACCATTGCAGATGCACCAGAAGTAGCGCCAATCAAAATCTCACCAACAATCAAATCTTGATTGGTTCCATTTGGACCATTTAATGATGATAAGACTAAACTTGGAATTGCAGGAGCACTATTTGTAGATGATTGAAATACTGCATGAACATTCACAACATCAGCAACGTCAAGAGAAATTTCTTTATCTTGAACACGTTTGCCATATGCAGCATTATAAGTCAGACCATCAGAAACTCCAGTTGAAATTCCAGAGTAATTATATTTTGATCCTGTAACTGTAACTGATGCTGCTCTGCTTAGAACTTTATTTTTAGACGTAACTTTTGATTTTTGTTGAGTTGTTACAACAATAACTCCAGTCTGGTTTATCTTTGATAACCCAGAAATAGTTGCACCCTTTCCACCATTTGTTAATTGGAATTGGTCTGAAGTTAATGGTTCAACCGTTCCATCCATATAGAAGATTGAATATCTTTCTTCATCGAATGGGGCATAAACAAAATCAGTTCCCGCTAAAGATGGAAGATCAAGTGAACCTAAAGATGAAGAACTTCTATCCCTATATTCTTTTCTGATAAAGATATCTGAAGTAGTTAAATCTACACTTTCAATATTTCTATTTGGAAACTCTGCATACATGAAACCAGAGTTTGAATTTCTAATCTTTGGTGCAACAACTAAAAGACCAGAAACGTTGACTGCAGCAGATGGTAATGAACCAGTAGCAACATTTGAAACAGTTGTAACTGCTTCAACAGTCATGCTTTGTGCTGTTGGAGTGATCGTCTTTACACGATTATAAACTGTTCCTGATACATCAGTTCTAGCATATGAAACAATATCACCAGTTTTAATACCTACTGTCCAACCACTTGTAGAACTTGTAACAGTAGAGACACCACCAGATCCAGATGTAATAGTAAATGGTTTTGCACCAAAATTAATTTTTGGTTCTAGAACTGAATCTGCACTAAAAGTTGTAACACCAACTTCAGATCTTACAGAACGAATATCAGTAATATCAAATTCTAAAACTTTAGTAATTACTCTTCCGTTCTCAATTCCATTGACAAGAATTGCTTCATCTACAATAAAGTTTCCTGACGTTTGGTGAAGGGTTAAAATACTTCCAGAAACAGATCTCAAATATCCCTTAGCACCAGAATTTTTACCTTCAATTAAAGCAGGCACACTAATTGATAGTGATTGATTTAGTGTAATTTCGGTATCGGTTTGAACATCATATAGATACAAATCAAACTGCGATGCGTTATTTACATATTCTGTATTTGTACACTTATAATCATATACTCGTGCTCTACCAACACTTTGTCCTGCAGTAGAAGCTTTATTAGATCCAAGTCTTTGACTGCGAAGATCTACAAATCCAGTTGTTGCTAATCCAACACTAGCACCACCATATACATTGTTTACTCGTAAAAGATTACCTGCTTGGAAAGGAATTCCTGAGCCTAAAACAGATGTAGTTTCTCTTGGTTTTTCTATATCTAAGAAAGTTGTTCCAAAAGTTTCTACTTCATATCCTTTTACATATGCTTTTCCTGGACCAACTTGAATTTCAAGTAAATCTTTAGATGGTTTATTACCCTGATCAGTATTTTCCTCTGGGAAGAAAACTCCAAAAGTCGAATATCTATCGTTTAAACTTTCCTTTGCTTGAATATCAAATTGCTTAACATAATAATCACCACTTTCATCATAAGTTCTTCTTGCTAGTTCCTTAGCAATTTCACTATAAACAGTTTTTGTGACAATTTTTCTAACTTCACCATTCTTTACTCTAAAAAGTTCAATAAAGTTTTCATCTTGATAATCTTCTAAATCTTTTTTAATCAAAGATAAACTAATTTTTAATCTATCTGCACCAGGTGCAGTATAGTTTGAATATCCTTGAGCATTATCATAAAGTGTTGGATCATCAACAGCGTTAATGATTTCTTCGTTTACGAAAAATCCAACTCTGTACGATGGAGTATTTGAATATTGATCGAGAATAATTGTTTCATCATTTACTGCAATGAACGCACCTCTTGCAAAAAATACACCTTCAGTTACAGAGAATGAAGATCCAGTTGCAGTGGCATTTGTAAGAACGCACGTTGCAAAGTCAGATCCAGAAGCAATCGTTGTAGATCCATAAGTAAAATCTGTAAGAGTTACTAGATTTTCACCATCTAAAAACTGATCTGTGCTATAATCTTGATCTGATGATTTTTGATATTTTACGTATAATGTAGTAGTGCCTTCAATAGATTGATTTTTGGATATTACTTTCTTTACTACTGCAGTGATACCAGAAGTTTTTCCTTGGATTGTTAATCCAATTAACTGATTATAATAATCCTCAACTGAAACCCCAAAAAACGTTGGTTCTAACTTTACTGCATAGTATTTGTCATCATATGCAATAGAACCTGGAATTACTACAGAACCTTCCTTGAAAAAATGTTTACCAAATTTTTCAACTTGATCCTGAAGAATTGACTGTAAAGTTGTTAGTTCTCTTGCCTGAATTGGAACACCAGGTTTAAAAAGAACCCTATTATAATTTTTTGCCTGATCAAAATCATCATAATATGGATTGGTGTTGAGGTTAGTGTTTTGTGGCATCGGATCAGAATTCTAAAACAATTTTAATATCTTCTCTTTGGTTTGTAGCTCTTGTTACTTCTGGTCGGTTGTCAACGTAAATGATTTCTCCAGAATACTTTTGGATTTCTGGTTGAGCAATACCATTATTAAATGATTGACCGAAATAATAAGTTCTTGAGTTGACCGTTGTTGAAACACCAGTAAATGTTGTTTCAATTCCTACAGTTTCAGTGCCAGTAGTCGTTGTTACAACTACATTTACACTTCCTCCTGTTCCTGGAGAACTTGTAAATTTATTTAGACGGTATCCATAGGTTGGTTTTGATCCAGTAGAACTGTCAGTAGCAAGATCCCTATCTTGCCAGTATCTTAAAATCTTTGTTATTGGATCATATGAAATAATTTTTCCAACCGCAGTTGATCCAATGCCAATTGTCTGTCTAACTTGCCCATCAACTGATACACTCATTGTTGTTGTAGCAGCACCCGTTAAACGAAGACCATAGACACCAGATGTTGAAGATGCTGTCAACAAATTGGTTGTGCCATTAACTAATGGGTTTTTAATAACACCAATTCTAGCAAATTGGTTTCCTGTAGGAAAATCTGGATTTGTTACATCACTATTTTCAATTCTTGAGTAAATTAAAACTCTATTAGCACCAAGTTCTTTATCAATATCTGCACCATGTCCACCTGGTGAAGGAATAATTACTGAAAAACTAGCACCAGATCCAGTTACAACACTATCAAGATCTAGTGTAGCAAATGTATAACCAGATCCACCATTAGTTACAGTTACTGATGTTGGTTTTCCATCAATAAAGGTAACAGATGCTAATCCATCTTGACCATCACCTCTTATGGGAACATTATTTTTTGATCCACTATATTGATATGAAGCTGAAGTTACGTCTTCAATTGTTATAACTTCAATTTGTCCATCAACTGCAGCGTTTCTAACATCGGCAACATCAGAATTTGTTTTCCAATTTGCAGGAACTGGAATATACTCTACGCTATCAAACTTAATGATGTCACTTGGTTTAATCGAGAACAGATATTTCCAAATATATCCATCACTTTCTAATCTTGGTTGGAGATCCGTATGAGTTGGTTCTTCCAAGGAAATAATTCCTTTTCCGCTATTTGACGGAGCAGCACCATTATAAATGCACTCATAAACTCTATAGTCAGAGTTCATTACATAAAAATTTGTTCGATACAAACTAGTTGCACCAGTTTGAGGTGAAGTTCTATTAATACTGTAATCATGTCGGTACATTTCATAAATTGTACCTGATGTCCAAGAAATTTTTCTGATAACTTTTAGGACATCACTTGATGTGATTTTCTTTGCAGAAATTAGAGTATCATATATGTCACTATATTGATCGAAACTATCAATTGGATATGGTGTATTAGTATTCCAATCTGCACTTACTTCAGTGGCATTTGGTAGACCAATAAACACATAATAACTGTTATCAGAGGTCGAAATACCACTGACAAAGTTAGATGCATTCAATACTCTGATCTGATCAGTAATGATCGCGGGCATTATTTTCTAGACTTTTTGTTTTATTTATGAGTAATCTAAAGATAACTTTGTAGTTCTAACAATTTGTGGTGCAGTTGAAATACCAGTTAATCCATTTAAAGGGTTGCAAGTAAACGCTAATCCAGATGATCTTCCTGATGTAAATTTAGCCCAACTATATTCACCATAGAAATTACCACCACCAGATCCTAAACCACTAAAGTTTAATGTATGGTTTGTGGCAATATTTACATGAACTCTCATTGACAATCCAGTTCCAACAGGATCAATATGACTTACCTGATAAACTCCATCTAAAAATTGTGTTGCAAGACCGACTGTTGTTGATCTGTCTTGTGATAATGCTGTTACTCCATTGCCGATATTTGATCTAGAAATAACAAAATAATCTCCTGTTGAAATTCCAGTCACAGTAATATTGCCAAAAGGTGCATCCCTTAGTGGTGAATTTAATGGAATAAAGAAGTTAAATTGAAGTCCTTGACTGGTACTTCCAACTCCAGTAATAATTCCCTCATCACCAAGAACTGAAACTGATGAAACTGTCTCAACTGGTTTTATAAATGTTGTTGTTCCAAATCCAGTATTATCTTTATCACTATCAATAATCTGAACGTCGAATGATGTAGTATTTGGATCTTCAGTTTTACTGAAGATTAAACTTCCACCATCAGCATAGAAGATATTATCCGTTGTGGTAATATTTTTAATAATTCTTGCTGTTGGTTTAATTTTTGAAGCATATTCAACTCTAGATTTACTTACTTTAATGCCATCCACAAATAAATCTTCTTGCTGCTGGCACCAAACAACTGGTCTAAGAGGTGATGTTGATTGACTAATTCCTTGACCTTTATAGTTGTTTGTTTGAATAGTGTCTCTGGAAACAATTGCTCTAACAATTCTTTCACTTTGTTCAATTGGAATAATTTGATTTGGATTTTTAAGAATTGTTACTCCATCGCCAATCTTAATAGTATCAAGTGCTGTAGTAGTGTCAATATCAGCATCTGTTCCACGATAAAATAATATTTGTAAGGAAGATCCTGCTACTGGTGGTTCTACAAATGTTATTTGAGTTCCTCCTTCAAATGTATAAGCATCTCCTGGTTTTTGAAGAACATCGTTGATGAATATCAGCAACACATCTTCCAAATTAATTGGAGATCCTGGAGTTTTTTCAATGCTTAATGGAACCCCATTTTCAGTGATTGTAAATGTGGTTTTAACACTATTAAATTCCGATGAGAAATCATCAAGGACTTGAAGTTTTCCAAGTACCCATCCAGCAAATTCATCATCTCTGGTTTCTTTTACTGTAAATATTGCATTCGCAAACGTTGATCCAATACTCGTAACTGTAGGAATTCCAGCAATTCTTAATTGTTCACCAACAGTAAATCCATAACCAATATTGTTAAGTTGGAAAGATGTTATGCTTAACCCAGAACCAACAACAATAGATGCTGAAGCTCCAATTCCAGTTGAAGAACTAATCAATCTAATATCATCATATGGAATTGGGGCATCAAAAGAAACTACAGGAACATTTGTCCAAGTATATCCTACACCTGGAGTGTTTATGAAAATTTTATCAATATTTCCGTTTAAGACAGTGAACGTGCCAGCAGCTCCAGTCGTAGGATTTCCGCCATTGACATGAACTCTATAAGTAGTTGGACCGTTTCTGTATCCGCTGCCAGAGTATCCCAATGCGACTGTGATCGTTCCAAATCCAGAGACCACTGCGGTTCCTGTTCCGACATATTGTGGTTGATATCCATAACCTTCAGAATTTGCTAAAGAAACAATAAGACCTTTTCTTGGAAGTTTATTAGCGTTTACATCTGAAGTACTATATGCTTCTACAGTTGCATCGCTATTGCCAGTAAATCTTATAGATGTTATACCAGTGGATGATCCTCCAATAAAATTATAATCAACATCTGGTTTCTGGAAAATATTATTAACTAATATTACTCCAAAATCACTGGTAATGCCTGTTGTATTTACACCAGAACTCTTAATAGTGAATGTTTTTGCTATACCAGTAAAGTTTTGGGAAATATCATCAATAATAAGGTTACCATCATAATTTGATCTGATAAAAGATCTACCTTGGAATGAACTTCCATTAGTAACGTCTACATAAACCAAATTATGAGTTCCAATACCAGCAGATGTTAAAGTAATCGCTATGCCAACATTGGCATTGTCTAGAGATGATGAAAATGAATAATTATTTTCAGAATTTTTTATTAAAAAGTAGTTTTCATTGGATTGAAGTGGAGAAGGTGGAGTAAGACTTCTTATTAAAACCTGAGATCCTGTTGTAAAAATATCTGATAAAGCAGTAAAACTGCTTGATGTTAAATTTACATTTTCGGAAGAAAATCCTACAGTATAACGTAATCCACCAAATGGAACATCTGCAAAAGTAATTACATCATTAATGATATTATAGTCACCAAAAACAAGTTGAACAGTGTCTCCAGCTGAATGACCTCCAAATGAAGTTCCCATCCAACGTCTATCAACTAACATTTGATTTGAAACTCCATTAAATCCAATTACTTGGATTCTCATAATTTCGTCATTTATTTGAATTAGATCATAATTTTTAAATATACTAATATCACTGACTTCTAATATTCTATTATTAATGGATGAAAGTGTAGTAGTTGCACCAATTCTTTTATAGATTGGAGACTGAATAATATTATCTAAAGCAATAATACACTTACTATTTTGCTTTTCTGCTGTGAATGAATGCGTTGTTCCTATTCCAACAGAAGTTAAATCAATCGCATCTCCAGCAAAAGCAAGAGTTGTTGCAGCAGCAACCTTAAATTTATTTTCTGCTATTTTAATTGCAAACACTCGTTGCGGTAAAGTTGTAGCTCCACCGACACCAGTACTCGATGGATTTATGCTAATAGCAGTATTTCCTGGTCCAGCATTATAATATAAAGGTTCGCCAGTTACAAAAAAATGATTATCAATAACAAATGTATCAGCCCCAAGTAAAACTGATGATGTATTCGATCCATCAAAAACTTTATGGAAGATAGGATCTCCTTCGTGCGTCAAATTAAACGAATACCTGAAGGTTTCCGTTGCAGAATTATATTGTTTATTTACGGATCCTAACTGAAATCCCATATTGTTTTTGGAATATTTATGGAAGGGTTATGACGACATCACTTGCCACATCATCTGGATTATCAATTCTTATTTCTGAAGTTCTCACAATATATGCTTTATTTGCTTTTGGTGTAAATCTTAATAATCCACTTGCTCCAGAGACTATCATGTCAATATTTTGAATATCTCTTCTATAATCTAAAGATGTTGAAAGGTTATTATATTTTATGTAGTTAACCACATCGCCGTAAATATTTGCTGCTACATGGAAGAAAGAATATTCATTATCGGTTGTATTATGTATTTCTACCAAATATTTTATAGAAACATAACTATTGGAAGAAATTGTAGAAATTATTTCTGCTGATGGTGTAGCAGAAGAATTAATCGTAGTTCTAGTACAATTTAGAGATGCATCTCCAACTTCATAACTCGTACCAGGAATTCCTGTCGAAACTGTTGTAGCAACTCCAACTAAAGTAGAAAGCATTGCAACAGTAACTCCAACTCCAGCTGCTGGTAACCATTTTAATTGTAAATTATTGGTTGCAGTCATATCTACACTAAATGTTCCAAGACCTACACCACTTTCCATTTTTCCAAATTCAATATATTGTGATGTAGATCCTATTCCCAAGAATGATGCTTCAGTAATATTTTTTTGATTAGGACCAATAACAGAAACAATTACACTACCACTCTTAAATTGATTTGCATCAATAGATTGAATTATTTGTGATGATGGGGATCCAGAAGCAGCAATGAAAGATGCTACACCAACTTTTTGGACATGTCCAAATGAAGTAGTTCCAACTCCAACTCCAGGTTCAATTTTTTCTTTATAGAAAGTAAGATCGTAGGTATAAGTTGTATTATATGGTGAGAACAATATTGAAACAGTTGTTCCAGAAATTGAAGTACTAAAATCACCTAAATCAAATGCATCAGATATATCAGAATATTGATTGTTGAACGAAATCGTTCCATCATGGGACACCACAAATTCTGTGTATTGGGTTTCATTAAAGGTAATTCCTAAAGAAGTATCAAGAACTACTTGAGCATAATACTTAATAGCAGATGCAGAAGTAATATCAAAACTATCAAGTTCTAGAGATCTACTAATGTTAGGATCTGAATAGAACTGTGGACTAATATCGTCAATTTCAAGAACTCTATTTGATTTGCAAATTAAAGCATCACCAAATCTATTGGATTTAAAAACAATTTCATCACTAATCGTTGCATCATCGTTTGTTTTTTCATAGACAAGATCCCAATCATGTTTACAATACATTTTTACAGGATCTGGATTTACTAATACAACTGTACTTGCTTGAGTTCCAATTCCAGTTGAAATACTAGTGCTACCAAGTCCAGCAAGACTATCTGATGGTATCAATAAGTCAGAATGTTTTTTGAAACCTGCAATATGTGCCAAACTGTCAACAGGTTCACTCCAACTACTAATACCAACTTTACTTTTTAATGAATATGCAAACTGTTGATAGTAATCACTATCTTGTATTCTTTGGAAAAAGTCATTAAGTTTGCCAGTATCTTTTTCCCATCCAAAATCTTTCGATATGGTTGAATTTACATCAAAGTATCCAGAATAATCTTGCATACTTTCGATAATGCCAGAAGATCCAGAAGTTCTTCCCCTTAACAGATCTCCAGTGTTTAATCCAACAAGACTATTAACTCTTAAAACATTGGTTACTGGATCATTTCCAGAAATAACATTCACAGATGAATTATTTGTATATACTTCTTCACCATTGAAAAATTCACCTTCTTTAAGAGTAATAGTGAATGTAGCTAGATTTTTTACATTAGAAACGGATCCATATTGTTGTCCATCGTGAATACCTGGGTCTTCATCTACAGAATATGAAATCGTTGCCTGATTAATTAATCCAAATGCAGTATTAACACCAGTAATAGTCCAATAGCGATATCCATATTCTGAAGAATTGTATCCTTTACCAGTAGAAACTCCAATATTTTCTACAAATATTTGGTCTCCAACTGCAAATGGCAAAGGATTACTTGTAGTAAATCCTGATGTAGGTGTTTGAAGTCTTAATGTAACATTTGGAGATGAATAAGTGGCACTAATAATTCCAACACCATTTGTATTATTAATTGCAATAGCATCATTGTCAGTGCTCTTAAGATTTCCACCAGAATTAATAATACTTACAGATCCAACACTACTTCCAGATAATGAAGCAACAATACTTACTTGGGTATTGATAGTGTCTGTTTCTCTATTGTAAACAATTACATCTGGAGCAGTTAAGTATTTTGAACCAGTTGATGTAATTGCAACAGTATCAACACTATAATTATCTTTCAATAGTATTACTTGTGGAACTGATGCTTGTGGTTGTAGTGTTTTATCTGATGGATAATCATATCCAAAGTCAAGAATTTGAACACTATCAATAGCACCAACTTTTGATCCCTGTGCTCTTAACACAGCAGAAGATCCTGTTGTCGATGCTACTGATACTGATGGCAATGATTTATAATTTTTTCCACCATCTAAAATATCAATCTTTGCAATTGATCCTTTGGTGTGTGTGGAATTGGTAATATAATTGATATAAGAAGCACTAGTATACCCTACTCTTTCGGGTATTTCAAATACATTGAATGTAAATGATTGATTTGTGGTTGTTGTTAATGAATGAGTGCCAGTGAATTTACTTGCATGAACGACTATTTTTGAATAATCATTAACATCTTTATTGACTTCAATTATTTTCGTTGATGTCTGTGATGTAAACTTATAGTATAGAACTGGTGGAACTTGTTCAGTAAAATGAATGGTTGTTTTTGCTGATGTAATTCCTGGTGCAAACTGATTTGTAATTTCTAAAGATGAAACACCAGATCCAACAAACTTTTTATTGTAATCTTGATCTAAGAAAAATTCTAGTCTAGAATTCAATAAACTTGCATGGGAAACATCAAACTCCAAATAATCTCCAGTTGTTACATCAAGTCTAGGATTTATTGAAGAACCAATACTTATAAATCTGGTAACAGGATCATATAAAGTAGATATTGAACTCGTAGCAGTAGAAACAACTGTAAAATCAATTATATCATCGGGTCTTAATCTATGAGAAGATGCTGTGGATACAACAACATCTACTGTCTTTACACTAGATGAAACAGTATTTCTTCTTGTTGTAAATGAATGACTATTTCCGATACCAATATTTCCATTAAAGAAAACCCTTGACAAATCGGAATTAATTCCAGTTTTTACGTTTGTAAGTGCAATTAAATCTTTTGTAAGTTTTTGCACATACATTTTAGATGGCATTGGAGAAGTCGTGCTTCCATCCAATGAATATGTTAATGAAGTACCAGCTCCAGGACTATAAAATACCTCTTCACCATGAATTAATGGATTATCTGGTAAGAAAATACTTCTCGTTGGAATAAAAATTGACTTTTGACTATTTCCTGCACCAATATAAGAAATAGTTGTACCAATACCAACACCATAAGATAATCCCACACCAACAGAAGATGAAGCATCAAAAAATACAACTTCATTTTTTGGCGTCGATAATGAAACTATCTTATCGAGTTCATAAGTAAATTCTTTTTCAAGACGAACAATCTCAGCACGATTTGTATGTGCAGCACCTGTTGTTCCATTATAATTTCTCAATAAGTTCAATTTATTATTTGCCTTATCAATTCCCATAATTAGGAATTGCTCACTATCAATCTTCAAAATATCATTTACAGAAAACTTGGATGCAAGATCTGTAATTTGAATACTAGTTGTAAGACCAGTCGCTAGCATAGATGTTGCTAGACCTGATGTAAGACGATTTACATTAATTCTAAATGTTCCAGTTAAATTATTGAATGATGTAGATGATATACCAACAACACTTACATAAGATCCATCAACCAAATTGTGTGGAACTGTTGATATCGCAGTTACTGAGTTATTGTTGCATACTAAAGTAATATTACTTAAAGTTGTTATAGAAGAAGTAATATTTGTTACAGCTACGCCAACGATTTTTGATACCTTAGCAATAGCACCAAATCCAGAAGTATTTTTATTATTGAATACAACTCTATCTCCAACGTTATAATCAACACCACTTTCTACAATATTAATTTTTTCAACACTACCGCTCTTTACATTTAAGATTTTAGATTGTGTGGTAGTATTTTTATTAGAATTTGAAATAAATTCATATCCATTGCTAATTTTATATGCATCAGTATTTCTGACCAAATTCAATGAAAGTGGATCAATATCTTGAGTTGAATTGTATGCATAATTGAAAACACTTGGAGTAAAGTTATAGTAATTGCCAATCACATATGGGAATACTGGTTGTCTTACTCCATTAAAAGGACTTCCATTATCGTTAACAACAGATGATGAAACTGTTGTATAGTATGCATATACACCATTTGGATACTCTGGTGTTATTGCAAAGCGACCATTGTACTCATCTAAATCACCACTACCCTGGACGTAATTAAAGTCCTCGACGAAAAATCCAGCTGGATATTGTGAAATGTTTGGACCATCAACTCTTGATCCAGAAATTTTTGCATAACTTGACTGTAAGTACTTTAATGATCCAGTTCCATCATAATTTGTAAAAGCATATGGACCATAGATAGGACTTCCATCATATGCATATCCTAAAATTGGAGAATGCTGAATTCCACTGTCATTTAAGAAAGATCTTAAATTTCTTGGAACATAATAGTTGACGTAAGGATTGCCGAGTTTAGTATTTCTTACGGTCTCATAAAAACCATCATCAGATTTGACATCACCAATCTTTGCATATCTTTCAACTTGATTAACTGTCCACTCTTTTAAATTGGATGAGAATATTGCACCTTGTCCTGGAGTAGATGCAGTAACTGTTGTTCCATTCGTAGTATATCCTGCTCCTTGGTCAATAATATCAATGCTTACAATTTGACCATTTGCAACGTTTGCTTTTGCCTTTGCACCAACACCATCACCTTCAATAATAATATCAGGAACACTAAAATAGTTTGATCCACCACTTTTTACAATAATACTATCAAGTCTACCATTTATAATTAATGGTTTTAGTGAAGCATTAGAACCTTCAATAATTCTGATTTCTGGTTTATAGTTATCATTGATGATTGTCGATCCAAAATCACTACCACCATCCTTTACATGGACCGCAGATATAGATCCTCTAACGATTGGTGTTACAGTCGCATTTGCTGTAGTTATACCTTGTGGACCATTTAAAGTTACTACAATTGGCGGATAATTGAATACATGATATCCAGATCCAACACTACTTAGTCCAACATAATTTGTTAGACTGGTAGAGATAGAAACTCTAAACTGATCTTCATTAATTTTTATTGCATAGTATTTGGTTGTCGTGCTTAATCCGCCAATTGATAGACCTGTTGTAGAATACTTTAACTCTTCTCCAGAACTATATCCGTGATTATTGATTGTAATTACATCTGTAAAGGTATTAATACCAACAGGAGTTGTTGTATTTTCTCGGTTATAGAATGTGCCGTTTTCAATAATATAAACTTTATCTACTTTTAGTCTTCTTTCCTTTGTCGAAAATGCATGAAAACCTTGACCATTAGAAGTGATATCTAATGTTGCAATTCCAGCAAGGGCTTTTTGCCTTGTTTCCGCCAATGAAATGGTGTAATCATTGTTCTTTATAACATAATACGAAGACCCATTGATAAGCGTCCCTGGAGCGGTTCCAAGACCGATTGGAGTTGTTCCACGAGTATTATAAACAATTTCCTCACCATGCTTAAATCCATGTGCTTCTGGGAAAGTAATTTTGTCAGTAACAGTATCTACAATTCCACCAGTACTAGTGCTATCAAAGTCTACCTGATGGGAGACTAATTTCATCTTTGCTTCTGCACTAGCAGAACCATTTCCTCCAGAGATATAGACAGTTGGTGTGGTAGTATAATCTAAACCTTCAGTATCAACAAGAATTTCTTGAATTGATCCAGATACGTGTGTAATTACTGAAGAACCTGCACCAGAGTGTCCATCTTGATAAACTGAAAGTCTTGGTGGGTTAATTACGTCAAAGTTACTGCCTTCATTGAGGACACTAACTGATTGAATTGGACCATAATAAACTTTGTCTGTTGACTTATAAGAATAAATTTCAACACCGTTAACAAATAATCCAACTCCTCCTTGAATAGTTGCAGATTTAGTCTCGCTATATTCAGGAACAGGAAACTTTCTTAATAACTTTTGTGCTCCAATTGTAGAAAATCCTACGTTGTATGGTGTTAATGAATGTGTGGTAATTCCAGATAAATCTCCAGATCCAAATATAGAAATATATTGACCCCTACGAGCATTCTCTAATGAATATGCAAGAGAAATTGTATTGTCATCGATCTTACGAATATAATATGACTGATTAGTGCTTAATCCAGATACTGCACCGTTTGTACCTGATGGTTTATATACTACAAGTTCACCATCATTAAAATGATGATCGGTAATTGAAATTTCTGTAAATGTTGTAACTCCAGATGTAGTGAAGTTTCTAATTCTCTTTTGAGGATTTATATTCCAATGTGGAATGCTATTAGAAGCAACATAAACAGTGTCACCAGATGAATATGTATTTTGAATATCTGCTGTATAATCTTTGTTTGTCTTTAATTGCCTTCTTATAAAATATTTTTTGGATAAATCTAAAGATGCACAATTAACTTGGATAGTTTTATTATTAATAATTTGTAATATTGTGCCTACAGTAATATTATTGTCTTCATCTACGATATCAAGAGTATCTCCAACATAAAGAACATGAGTTGAGAAAAAAGTAAACTCATATACATTAGAACCCAAAGAATTGATTTTATCAATAATATACTTTGTTGATGTGTTGTATATCCATGAAGTAAATCTTGTATCTTTTTGCTCTATACCTAGAGTAGATACATTAATGCTGCTTCCTTCTTGTTGATTTAATGCACTACCATTAAAATTATTAATTGTTCCTACAATGTTTAGATAAACTGGATTATCTAGATTTCCATCTTCGTAAGAATATGCTTGAAGACCATACGCAAAAACAGTAGACCCAATTCCTACTGATGTTGTAATACCAGAAACACCTAAGAATTGGGTATAGTTTTTATCTGTGTAACTTAACTGTAAGTCTTCATATGTAAGATCTCCTGTTGTACCAAATCCGACTGTACTATCAACATTGATGATTGTAGATCCAGTACCAGATGCTTTAGTAACAAATGTTTTTCCTACCTGGAGAAACTTCCCGAGTGTAGTTCCTTTAGAAATGGCAATTTTATAGTATGTTTTACCATCTATGATTGCCTTTTCAACATTATAAATTGATCCACTAGTTTGAAGTGGTGTTGTATTTTGAAATAGTGTTTGTCCTTCAATTTTAATTGGGTTACCACTGACAACTTCACAAACTAATACATCATTTTTAATATAATCAGCATCTGACGGTTTAATTACAAATTTTTGAGGTTGAACCATTTCAACCTGTTCAGCATACAATGCTTTGAAGAGAATTTTGAATGCTTCTTCTGTTCCTTTAGATTTATAGAAATCTTTTGCTTGTCTAATGAAATTGCTTTCGTTTAAATCACCATATAGATTTCTATTTTCAAATCCTGGAAGAACTAATGTCTTTAATTTTTTTAAAAATTCATTAAGAAAGACATTACTGAGATTTTCAACTCGTGCATTTGATGCATGGGTTGAAATACCACTGGAAGTGAATGTTAGATACTCTGGTTGATTGGTTTTGGTATTTTTTTCAATACCACTAAATCCACGAACACACCCAGTAAATGATGTAGACCCAATACCAGTATAAGTGATGATTTCATCATCAATTTTTAGTAGACCCCATTGTGCTGGCCAACCATCTGTTGATTTTACATAAATGGTTTCATCAACGCCACTGATGTATGATGTTAGGGATGTAAATCCAATTAAATTTCTTGTGTTTAGATAATCTAATCCTTTATATTCGACTAGATTGTCTGCAATATCAACAGGACCTCCCTGATACTCCTGCGAGTAATAATATTGCCTTAAAAATTCTCCAAAATAAGGATTTTCGACATCAATGTATTCAGGGATTTGGCTCTGAATAATTTCATTGATTTTGACTTTGGATAGGGAGGTTTCGATCATCTGTTATCTTGTTTTCTTACCGTTTTGATAGCTTGATTGAATATCAAATCTTGTTCCTGAAGTATTTGCACCTGAAGAGATGCTATCTTGCTTCATGTAGAAATTGCTCTTAGAAACATCTAATTGCAAATACAATTCCTTTCTCGCTAAAACATCATTTGATAGCGGAATTGCTTGAACTTCAATAATATTGTCTGCTAAACTGGTTGATGTAATATTTACAGTATCTATAAGGATTTCACCAGTGCTATAATTGACTGTTCCAAATTTGGTTGATAAAATATTCGTCTCTTCATCGGAAAGAATTTGGAAAAGGAAAAGATTTCCGATATTAGATCCATTTACGACTTCATCAGAAAAATAACATGTACCATCTATACCAAATACGCTAAATCCTGTACTCTTGACATTATAATTTTTCTTACCTGTATAGAATTCATTATCAAAACACAATTCATATTGTGCAGGTTGATTTATACGTGCAACAAGATCTCTTCTAATCCTTACTGTTGTAATATTTGAAGTAATAGCAGTATTGACGTTATCAATTAGTGAACAGGTTTTACTATATTTAAATCTTCCCCCAAATTGGTTCATTTCTGAACTTCTAGCATAAGAAGTAATTGCAGAAATAACATCAGTTTTCAGATTATTTGGATCACCAACGAAATTTGCGTTATAGTAAACATAACTGTCAATTTCTACATAAAGATACTTTAAGTCCTCAAACTGAGGAACAATTCCAGCAACAGAATAGTTCTTTAAGGATTGTAAAAGTTGCTTTTTAGTGAAATCTGATAAGAAAGATCCATTTCTTGGTTTAGCAGCAATAAAAACTCGTCCATATTGGGGTGGAGTTAGATCTTCTCCACCATAAGCACTCACACTTTCAATATTTGGATACAATGTTGGTAAAATTGCCTCATAATCACTTGCAGTTACTGCTCTATGCTGAGATGAATACAGTCTAGGAGCAAAGTATTTGACACTTTCGACAGGTTCTATCTCATCTCCGTTTTCAGATGGTACTTGTGCTGTTAAATCAGCGGCAAATGAGGTTATATTTGCGTTATTTTCATCAAAAATTGTTCCAGCAAACCTAAAATCAGTTACTCCATTACCATCTTTACCATTTGTCTTAATGTAAGATGCAGTAATTACGTTTCCTGACTGTAATTTCTTACCAAAAACACCATCACCAAACAAAATTTCGTATTTTTCGTCTGTAGTTTCTTGGATTAAGTAAATATTTGACGTAGAAGTAATACCGAGGATATTATCAACTAGTTGATGCTCAGTAAAAGTTGTATCTGTGGATGTATTTTTTACCTTTATACGCAAAGTTGACGTATCAACGCTGTCATTTGGGATAATATAACGCTGATTTGGTTGAGAATTGTTAACTGTCCAAGAATTTTCTAAATATTGACCTTGATAAATTTCTAAACTACCAAAAGAAGACCCATTTTGCGCTGCTACGGTAACTTTTTCTGGTAGAGAAAAGATAAAATTGACATCCGAAACACTTCCATTCGCAACAACCCCTGGTTGGAATGAAATTGTGTCTGTTGTTGTAGAAATTCCACTAACAAAAAAGTCTACAGTTGCTTTTGCAGCGCGTTTTGATCGTGGTACATATCCAATATTACGTGCAAGAGATACAACGTTCTCACGCAAAGTGGCGGAATCAATAAAAGTTTCATTCACCACCATGTTTGTATTGTAGGCGGTGATATAAGAATTATATGCAAGCAAATTTATGATGACTGAAAGATTAGATCCTTCAAAGTCATAGTCTGTAAAGTTTGTATTTGCTCTTAGATAATCCTTAATTGAGGATTTTATATCCTCAAAATTTAAATTTGTAAATTGTGTTAGTGCCATTATAGTCTAGTTGGTTCTAAGATAAAGGTAACTGTCTGTGTAGGCGTTGATAAACCAACTATGTCATAAGATATTGTGACTTCTAGAGCATTATTATCAGGATCTGGATCAACTTCAACGCTTTTTAGTACAACTCTTGGCTCAAAGTTTGTAATAACAGTTTCAATTTCTGTTTTTATTGGAGCAGTAAAATCGCTTGTTGCTAATTCAAATAGTGCTCCACTAATTCTAGTGCCAATTAGATTGTTAAAAAAGACCTCTCCAACTTGAATTCTTACTAAATTTTGAACAGAACGCTTGATTGCATCCTCATTTTTTAGAGGAAGGATATCATTTGTAACTGGATGACGTTTCATTGACAATGAAATGTCTTTGAAACCTCTAGAAATTTTTTGAAGAGGCACTTTTTATAGGATCTTCGTTTATTTATTCGTATTTATAGGCATTCCATAACTGGGTTCTGTTCCATATTCCCAGTCATCATAATCCTCATCATTACGAATTTTTTCATGAAGTTTGCTCTGAATGATTAAATTGTGAGTTTTTTGCTCCTGAAATTCCATTTTAGTATCTGATTGTGATTAATCAGAACTTTTATAGCGGTTTCTATCGCTCAATTTTTCACTTCATACATGAAATCATCTGAAGTTTCAATTTTTCTTAAATTCTCAACTGAATATTCAGTTAGATCAATTATATATCCTGGATTTTTAGTAATTCTATTCTTTGTCCATGCATCATCATACCAAATAATTTTATTATTTGGATAAGCATAAAAATTTCCATTATCCATTTTAAAGAAATGGGCACATTTATGCTCGGGTGTTTCACTAAAATTGGTATTCAAAGTAGATTTTGATTCCCATGACCAATCTAATGTAAACATATATGTTCCCTGATTTTTTTCTCCACGAAAATTAATAAGATCTGCACGTAAGTTTGCAAGTCTTGAACGAACTTGTACGTCGATATATGGAGAAAAACAATCCCACCACATACACTCTTCAAGTTTTGGAATGGGTGCGTCTGGTTTCCAGCAGAAAGCATGTATTGGTCTTCTTGTCCAATTTACGCCATTTTCTAAGTATGCTTCAAAAAGAGGAACATGCTTTTCCAACGAAGCAACTGAATGCACATCACATAAAGTTACTTCCCCAAATCCCTTTGTATGATTAAAAAGAAATTCATTACGAATGTAACAAGTGAAAGTAGGTAAATTGTGATTTAGATATGCCATAAAAACAAAAAAGACAGGAGATATTTCCTGTCTTATGTATGTGTTATTTTGTATATGTTGATAATAATTTATCTATAGTGATAGAAGCATCAGTCAATTTTATCACTGCTGATGTTACCATCAAGGACATTAATACTGTTGATAAGCATATTCTATTTTTTGTATGGATAAACTCCATCTTCGATAAATGATGTGAAGTGGAATTCAAACCAACTTATTAATTACGAATTATTTTCCTTGACCTCTATAACGCTTTTTAGCACAATTTCTACTAGTCGCAGAAAGCTTTGTGTTTTTGGAGCGTCCCTGACGTGTATTTTTTGGAGATGATTCAATAATTTTTGAACCACTCAAAGATCTTTTCACTGCCATAATTTACTCAATGTCGTAACCAAGATATTCTACCACAATATCGTCAGGATGGGGAGTACCATTCGTATAAAATTGATCAGCAAGTTCTTGCGTGATGTCCAACATTTCTTCTTCCGTTACGGAAGAGTAAATTTTTCTCCCCTGACAATATATATCGTATTTCTCCATGTGTAATCCGACACAAAATACTACTTAATATATTAGATAACTCGTGTCTTCTCGTGTCCTACTCGACAGATTGGATCACACCAAATTTCAAATCCTGCCTTAATAGCATCAAGACAGAACGAAACGTCTTCACCACACATATCCTGAACTTCACCAGATTCAAAAACTTGCATCTGAGGTGCAAACCAAGGATACTTCATCTCTGGATGCTCAAACACACCGTGTTTGATTAGTGTCCAACCAAACCCAGTGTAATCAACAGTGAATGGTTTACGACGCTTTTGAATGCCATCAACCATCTCATGGTTCATAACACCACCATTGTTCTTGAAGTCATCTTCTTCAAGCCAATGTGCAACTGATGTAGTTACACCATCTTCAGTTGCATACCATCCACAAGAGATATCTTTATCCATCCACACTAGGCGATAGAAAGATTCTGTATTGAATACGATGTCACTATCAATCCAAAGTTGGTAATCATACTTCAGTTTACCATCCCAAGGAAGTTGATCGGGACCACGAAGGACGTTAGCACCAAGACACTTGCAACGGGCAAAGTTGACCATTGAAGAATAGTCTTGTGAAATCTGGATTGAAGCACCATTTTGTACAAGATCGAAACAGAGTTGTACAAAATTCTTTAGATATGTATATGAAACGCCTCTTCCAGGAAGACAAAAGACAATGCTCTTGTCTTTAATCATTTGTTTTGCTTCTTCTAAATTAAAACCATCTGTATTATTAGAAGATGATGTGGGTGGTTTTGTAACCACTTTAAAACCTTTTGCCATGAATATACTTCAATTTGATTTGTTTACGTAAACGGGTATCACCCAAAGGCATGATACCACGTTATTTAGATAATGTCAATTTACATACTTTGCAACTTCTGGAAATATAGATCTCCAATTAGTACCTCTAGATTTGTCCAATTCATCACAATATTGAATAGCTAATTGGAATTCTTTTTCATTTCTTTCTTGCATCAGATCATTATAATGAAACTCAGATACTGACTTTACCGATAATGCAATTTTTTCTTTCAATTTATTTGGAAGATTTCTTGGTTTTAAAATTTCTGGTTCAGTTATGACGTTGAATATGAAATTTTCCTTAGATATTAAATTTCTACTATAAAGCCATTTATATGTTTGTAATAAACTTGGAATTGCAAGTAAACTGG